GGCATTCGTGTGGCTCGGATTCTCCTTGCTCAATCTCATCAACTGCTAATTGAAACAAATCTTTTATTTTATTCTCTATTGCAGGAAACTCTCTTATCATTTCTAAACAACAGGTTGCTAATTGTTCTAAACTCATAACATTGATGATTCAAAACAAGTTCCGCTACAAACTGTTCCCTCTCTTTCAACAGGAGTTCCGCATTCTGTACATTCAAATTCTGCATCGTTTTCGTAAGCAGGGTTTCCGTAGTTTAAATAATCGTCATTCATAATTCTAATTTTTAATAAGGTTATATTGAAAATATTTTGCTACATAATTAATGTGCTTCTGGGTTGTTCCTCTCCAATATCCTAATTGGATTAAATCGTTTCCGTCTCGTCGTGCTACAATAGTTGAATAACTCCAAACGTCGTTTCCGTCTATTCTTAAATTTTGTTTGTACTTTGGTAATGATGTCATAATTTTGTCTTTTAATTTATTATTGATAATCAAAGATATTAAAAATATTTAATAACACTAATATAATTGCAAGTTTTTTAAAGTTTTTATTTCTTTTCGTAATTTCTCTAGTTCTATGTCTGCTTTTCTGGCTCTTAATACGGCTCTGTTTTTATCTTCTCTGTATTGATTCATCGCTTTGTCGTACATTCTCCTATCAACTTGTAAGCTATTTACATAAAAGAATATTCTTGCAATTGCTTTTGACATTTCAGTTAAAGTAGTGGTTTCTTTTTTCTTAATTTGATTGAGGACCAAATTGGTTAACATATCAATGTCAACCAAATACTCCATATCTTTTAAAAGGTCTATTTTAGCGTTCACCTGTATAGTCATTTAAAAGTTCAAACTCTGCCCTAGCTTCTTTTAATTTCTCATCAAATAACTCAATTTTAACTTTTGCTATTTCGCATTTTGAACAATGGTAATTTAATTCCCACTTTGCAGAATCTAATTGCTCTTCTAAAATTTCAATCTTTTGTGCATTCATAATCTTGTCTTTTAAGGTTAAATTATATTTCTAGTAATTGTGTAATTAATGTTTTAACTTCTTCTTTATTAAGAGCAATGTGAGTAAAAAATTCTCCTTGACTTCTCATTGTTAATTGAATCTTCATACCCTCTTTACCTCCACTAAATCTTGTCAATGACATTTTAGTGTTTTCCATTTCATTTGTCTGTTGGTTATGAAATTGTCCGTTAAGTGTTTTAAGTTCTGTTGCCATTTTTTTGTCTTTTAAATGTTATTTATTTCTTTTTTTAATCTCTGCAATTACATTCTTTAATACTTTGTTATGGTATTTATTTGCGTTTAATTGGCAAAATTGGTATTGTTCCCATAAATCTTCTATTGCCCAGTGAGTGAAATCTGTAATCATAATTTTGTCTTTTAATTGTTATTGATGTTGCAAAGTTATTAAAATATTTCAATAACCAACCTTTTTTTTTATTTTATTTTATTTTTTTCAAAATATTCTTTCCACACTCCGTTTTTCTCTGGAGTTGTATAATCAACTATACTTGCGTCTTTTTCATCTAATAAGAAAACTTCCTTTGATACTTTGTTTTGATTCCAAAATGTTGTTGTTGGGCAGTCTTTGCTCAATACTTCCAACTCTTTAATCTTATCCAGCCAAAACCAATAACTTCCCTTTGGATCTGTAACATAATATATTTTTACAACATCTGCTGGCAGGGCCATTAATGCGTCGTATTTTTTCTTTTCAATCATTTTTGTTGCGTAATATTTTGTGCGGAATTTCATTTCGACAACACATTTTTTTCCTTTTGGCGTATATCCTGCTGCATCATAGGGTAGATTTTTTGATCCAACCCATTCGAGTTTCCAATTGTCAATGATATTTAAAATATTTACTACTGCACTATCAAACTTTCCTGTTTTATTTATTTTCATATAATTTATTTATATCTTCAATCCACTCTTTGATCACTTTTGGATTACAAGTGCAAGGTTTAAAAAATTTATGATTAAAATACTTTGAATGTAATTCGCAAAGCAACTTGAACTGCGCCTGGTTTAATGATTGCTTTACTTCTGCTCGGAATCTATACCAATCCTTTTTGTCTAATTCTACCATAATTCTATGTCGTTCCATTGTTCTTGTCTTTTATCGCACCCACAATCTTTATACCCTAGTAATTTAGTAGACTTCTTGACTATCCATTTTATACCTGTGTAATATGTTATTCGCTCTATTAAATCCCCTAACTTCATATTGTTGATTTTAAAATTTCAATGCACAATTGCTCTGGTATTTTGCTTCTGTTATAATTACCTTTAACTCCCTGCGTTCCTGTTTGACTACCCCTTGGTGCTGGTTGATGGTGGCAGTTTTTATTACCGTTATGACATTCAGATCTTGGTCGCCATCCGTCTGGGTTTAACAAGGACATTATATTATTGCTCCAAATATCAGTAGGTTTCGCTCTATAATCTCCGTAAGTGCAATACCAAACTGTGGCCCTGGGCAACCCTCTAACCACTTGCAGTTTTCTCAATTTGCCTCTTGGATTTTCAATAAACCAAAATTTAGGTTTTATCTCGGCTATTATATCCAAAGTTTTCTGAACAAATGCCACTCCTTTTAAAGCGTTTTCTGACTTTGGTGTATGGTCTTTATTCCAATGCTTCCCAATGCTTGCAACAGAAAAATAAGTACAAGGCGGTGAGGCCCAAATAATGTCAGGAACAAATGGTATTTTATTAATATCAAAATCCAGAATATCAACAGCGTAATTTATGTCCTCAAAATCATTTACATCACTGCTAAAAACTTCAAAGCCTAAACTTTCAGCAGCTTTGCCTATGCTTCTACTTCCTGCAAATAATTCCAAAACTTTCATTTTATAAAATATCTTTGATTTCGTTTAAATCTTTGTTTTTGATTTCATAAGTTGTGCATTTTAGTAATGTGTAAGTTCCGTCATCTCGAAATCTTTTAGTTCCTTTTTTAAACTTCTCGGATCGCTCAAATAATTGCTCTTTTGTTACCCATCCGCAAATAGTTACCTCGCTGGTTTTTTTGTTCAATGAAGTAAAAATGTAAATATCACATTTAAAATGTTTTTGCAGGCCGTTAAAATTATGAACATAATCTGGCTTCATATCTACATTACGGCCCATTGTTTTAACATCTGCTTTTTGGCCGTTAATTTCCATATCATAACCTCCGTCAAATCCTTTGCTAAATTCAAAAGGTATTTTAAATAATTGGTGTGCTTTCATTTCTCCCAATAATCCAATATACTGTTCGATTCTACTACCGTCTGCTACTCCCCTGTTAGCTATATTATTTGTTCTTAAATAATCCCAAACTTGATTTTTCTCGTCTTCTGTAATTGTTATTCGCATCTTTCTAATTGTTTAGTTAATAATTTTTTTATTTTCTTTACTGTTCTATAAATTGAGTAATATTCTATTCCTGTTAATTTGCTTAATTCAAGCATTGACCAACCTTTTAAAAAAACAAATTCGTAAATTCTTTTGTCATACTCATTCCATTCAGATATATTTTTTTTTATTTTATTTTCCTTATCAACATAGTCAAAAGTCTGGTCGTAAATATAAGGCTCAACAATATTTGTCTCCAGGCTTACCTCTCTTTTTTTCTTTTTAACTTGATCTAAAAATAAATTCCTTAAAACCTTAAATATAAAAAAGTAATTAACTTCCAATTCATTATACATTAACGTTTTGTCGTATTTACCTTTCCAATTGTAAATTTTTAAATACATTTCCTGCACAATATCTTCTGGATGTTTAGCGCCAAAAGATTCAACTATTCTAGTCCACTTTTTATGGTCGTTTGCTATTAAAGAAATTATTTTATTCATTTGTTTTTATATTCCACAATACCCACTGTCACATTCGTTAAAATCATTTTCAAATAACTGATTTTGCACACCAAATCTTAAAATGTCTTTGTATGCAGCTTGTGCATTAAATGTGTTTCCTGTTTTGCTCTCCTGCTTAACAAACCAATTAAAACTTTCCTTATCCTTTTGTGCAATGTGTGATAAAAATAAAGGAGTTCGATTTACACATCCAACACAATTGTTTCGATATGCAAACCTAACGTTGTTTTTATTCCAATAATTATAAATTGTATCTTTTTGAATGTTATCGTTTATTAAAGGAAACTCTACATATCTGTAAGGAATTTCGCCCCACTTATTTTGCTTACCTGTTTTACTTTTTCCTATAACAGTTTTAAACATTTCTAAACCATTTTTGTCGGCTCGATCTAATATGTTTTGCATCCTGTTTTTTTCTGTTGGCCTTAAACCAATCCTCATCCTAACAGGTAATTCAGTATTTTCTTTTAAAAAGTTAAATATTGGAATTATTTTCATATCTGTGGTGCAAAATCTAGCCATTTGATTAGGTAAATAATTTGCGTGATTTTTTATAACTTGCTCAAATGTTTCCCCACTTACCCAATTTACTGATTGCCCTGTGTGCTGCTCTAAATCTAATATTGTGTATATTATTTCATCCATTTCAACAGTTCCAATAAAGTCTTTACCTATTTTGTCAGAAACTAACTGCCTTGTTTTTTCGTCTTTGCCTTTCATCCAGAGGTTTTCTTTGTCCTCTACTCTAACTAGTGAAAATATATTAATGTTTGCAGGATAATGGGCCATTAAATAAGCCGATGTTTTCCCACCGCTAATACTATTAACTGTAATTAAATCGTTCATTTTTTTTGTGACTTTTTAGCTGGAATTTTGTCCTTGCCATCTAGTTCAGCCATATCGTTTTCTTGTGCTGGCTCAATCCTGGCAGCAATGTGATGTATCATTACATAAAGTTCTCCTATTGCTTTTTCAACTCTTTTTATTCTTTGATCTGTTGTGTATTTTTTATCTTTCATTATCTATATTTTAAATATTGTTTAAAAGATTTGTTTAACCTACATTCTTCATCATCACATAAATTGTCATCACATTCATCAAATCCGTATTTATCTTTTTTATTGTTTAATATATCAAACAAGTCTTCTAAAATTTCTGTTCCGTATTTATTTATAAACTCTTTCATTATAGATTAATTACTTTCTTAAATTCTTCTCGTATTGGTTTTTCTAAAATAATATTGCCGTCAATTTCAAATCCAACATTTCCAGGAATGCTTTTAAATCTTATAGGCTCATCAATTGAAGTCGGTTTACCACCTGTCTCAATCTCCTTTACTTTTCTTACGTGAATATGTGACTGTGTCCAATCAGCAGGGTGTTGAATATACCTGTGAATTACCATAAAGTCATCTGCTCTGTTTACAAATTTACCACCACCCTCAACATCACTTGCCATTGGTGGAATTGGATGTCCTGCATATTCGTGGCCAATTGGATGCTTCATTCTTAAAGCTGCAGTATTTGCGTGAGTATTTAACCAAGTGCTTACATTATAAGTCTTACAAAATTTCCTTATTTCTGTTGTAGCTTGGTAATCATATTCGTGGCCACCTAAACTTTTCATTATCTCTGGGTCTTTAATTAAACTATTGTATGGATCGATTAATAAACCGCCATAATCCCAGGCTTTCTTATAACTTGTTGCCAACTCTATAATTTGCCTGTATGTATATAAATTATTGTTATCAATAACTTTAAAATAGTCATTAATGTAATCCATTTGCTTTTCAAATTCTAATTTACTAACTTTTGTTATTGGTTTTTGCTCTAAAAACTCAACCAGCTTTCTATATATCGAATGTGGCTCATTCTCGCTACTAAATACTAGCCACCTAATGTTTAATTTCTTTGCATATAGAAGCATTAAATACAATATTACAGTTG